CTAGGCAACCGAGGCATTCAATTCTGGACAATGACCAAGAAGGTTATTGGCCTGACCCCCGACAAGTACATCTACGACCTGCCCAAGGGTTCTATTGACCTCTGGAACACGCTGTATCGCACGATGAGCCGTCCAAGCGGGTCATACACCACTTCTGCTGGCGGAACCGTTGCAAACGCGTATGACGGCGATGTGGACACCATTTGCACTCAGACATCGACCAATGGCAACATTTCGGTCAATTACGGCACCTCAAACCCCACCTACATTGGCTCCATCGGCTTGTTGCCTGCGTCCACTGGGACTTGGTCAATCATCTACGAATGGTCAGAAGATGGTGTGACATGGGCAACACTTGTTGACCTTGGTTCTGTTGCTGTTGTGAACAACGAGTGGATTTGGACTGACATTGAAGCAGGCCAGACTGTTCCCTACTATCGTTGCCGCGTTTACAACGGCACGACCTTGTCTGTTCGCGAGTTGTATTTTGGCAACAACTCGCTTGAAGTGCAGATGTCCTCGTTGAACCGTGACGACTACACCAATCTGCCCAACAAGAACTTTACGGCCAACCAGCCGTACCAGTATTGGTACAACCGCCAGATTCCAAACCCACAAATCTACATTTGGCCCGTGCCATCGACTGCTTTTGTGCAGATGACTTGCTGGTACTCGCGTCAGATTGATGATGTGGGCGCTTTGACCGATGAGTTGGAAATTCCGCAGCGTTGGTACGAGGCTGTGCAAATGATGCTGGCTCACAAGATGAGCCTCGAACTGCCGCAAGTTGCAATGGATCGCGTTGGCTATCTGGAAAAGATGGCCGAGAAACACCTCTACATTGCAGAGCAAGAGGAGCGTGATCGCTCACCAATTTACTGGGCACCGAACATTTCGGTGTACACAGCGTAATGCCAATCTTTCTTGACACAACGGGACTGACTTCAATTGCCATCGGTGTATGCGACCGATGCAAGATGAAACGCGCCTTTGTGCAATTGGGGCCAGACCCCAACTTCCCCGGCCTGCGGGTGTGCGACCAAGGGTGCCGGGATCAATTTGACCCCTACCGCCTTGCCGCCCGTAAAACCGAGCGTATCAACCTGCGGTTTCCTCGTCCTGATGTTCCGCTCGATGCTGGCGACAACTACCTGATGACTGGCAGTCAATCAATGGATGGCACGAGCCAGTTCCAGATTTCGACTGAGCAGAACACACAGACGCCCACATTGACTGGCAACAAAGACACGATTGCGCCGAACCCGCCCGACAATACGAGTACATAAATGTCAGCACAAGTCGCCATTACCCAACTGCCAACCGCTGGTGCCATTACAGGCACTGAAGCGGTTCCTATCGTCCAAAATGGCGTGACCGTGCAGACGACGACGGCGGCAATCTCTGCCTCACCGTCGCAGGTTTACACATATCTGACCGTCAACCAAACGCCTCAGTTGGCAAACAGCCGCTATGTTGGCGTGAGCAACGGCCTGTCAATTACCGACGGTGGCGCTCAAGGACTCTTCAATATAAGCACCACAGGCGCTTTGTTGTCCTTGGTGAACTCTGGTACTGGCTTTCAGGTAAAAACCTCTTCTACGGCCATTACGGGCCGTTCTATAGCGGTTACTGGCGTTGGCTTGGGAATTACCAACGGCGACGGGATTGCGGGCAACCCAACCATTGCTTTGGCTGGTCAAGTCCTGTCTTTGGCAAATTTGAGCGCAAACGGGTTGATGACCATCACCACGGGTGGTGTGTTGAACGCAACCTACATTCAAGGTACTGCAAGCCAAATTGGTGTAGCAAACGGCACTGGAGTTAGCGGGTATCCAACCGTATCAATTGTTGACAACCCTGTGTTGCCCGGTACGGGGAGCGTAACGCTCCCTTCTGGCGCAACCGCATCCCGCCCCGGATTGCCATCCAACGGTATGCTTCGCTACAACACCGACACAGCGTTGCTTGAGGCGTATTTGAATGGCACTTGGTCATCATTGGCTTCTGGGTCTGGTGTTACTTCTATTTCTACTGGGACTGGGCTTACGGGAGGCCCAATCACCTCAACAGGCACAATTAGCATTGATGTGACCGGGGTAACTGCGGCCACCTACGGCTCTGCCACCGCCACTCCTGTGATTGCGGTTAACGCACAGGGTCAAATTACCAGTGCCACAAACACAACGGTTACCCCTGCGGTTGCTTCAATTACGGGATTGGGTACTGGCGTTGCTACTGCATTGGCAATCAATGTGGGTTCCGCTGGCTCGTTTGTTGTAAATGGTGGCGCGTTAGGTACACCATCAAGCGGCACTTTGACCAATGCAACTGGACTACCTCTGACTACAGGCGTAACGGGCAACTTACCCGTAACCAATCTAAACAGCGGTACTGGCGCAACTGCATCAACCTTTTGGCGTGGCGATGGCAGTTGGGCGGCGGCTGGCACAGGTTCAGTTACCAGTGTTGCCCAGTCATTCACGGGCGGCATCATTTCGGTGGCTGGCTCACCGATTACCACGAGTGGCACCTTGGCCCTGACGGTTGCTGGAACGAGCGGCGGCGTACCTTACTTCACAAGCACAAGCACTTGGGATACATCGGCGCTGTTGGCCTCCAACGCTTTAATGGTCGGTGGAGGCGCTGGAGTTGCCCCAAGCACTGTAACTACTGGCACAGGCGTTGTAACGGCTCTAGGGGTCAATACAGGCACTGCTGGGGCATTTGTAGTGAATGGTGGCGCTCTGGGTACGCCGAGCAGCGGTACGGTGACTAACTTAACTGGCACTGCATCAATTAACATTAACGGAACTGTTGGTGCTACAACAACGAACACGGGTGCATTTACCACTGTGTCCGCAACGACAGTGACGGCAACAACTGGCATCTTCGGAGGTACTTTCTAATGGCGGCTACTAACTTTACCCCAATATCGCTGTACTACAGCACAACTGCGGCGGCAACTCCCACTGCTGGAAATCTTGTTGCTGGCGAGTTAGCGCTCAACACAACTGACGAAAAGTTGTATTTTAAAAATGCCGCAGGCACTGTTAAATTGCTGGCTTCAAGTTCCGCCGCCGCTGGTGTAACAAGCGTTGCTCAGTCATTTACTGGCGGCATAGTTTCAGTTGCTGGATCGCCCATAACCACTTCTGGCACATTGGCTCGGACTGTTGCGGGAACTTCTGGCGGCGTACCGTATTTTACCAGTGGCTCTACTTGGGCATCGTCGGGCGCATTAACCCAATACGGTGTTCTCTACGGAGGTGGTGCTGGTGCGGCCCCTGTGGCTACTGCTGTAGGAACTGCAACTCATGTGTTGACTTCAAACGGTGCTGGGGTTGCGCCCAGTTTCCAAGCACCAGCCGCTGGCGGTGTTTCTTACACAGCAGTCAAAACATCCAATTACACAGCTGTAAATAACGATGGTGTTTTAACAAACACAACGGGCGGTTCTTTTACAGTTACTTTACCTACAAGTCCTTCAGTGGGCAATATTGTTATTGTTGTTGACTCGTTTAGCCAATGGGGAACAAACAATTTAACAGTTGACCCTACAGCGTTGATCAAGATAGCGGGTAACACTGCTGGCGACACATTGACTTGTGATATTACGGGTGCAACTGTTACGCTTGTTTATACAGGCGCAACTTATGGATGGAATGTTTCTGCACAGGTGGGTGGTAATGGCGGTACAGCAGTCACTTTAACGGGTGTTCAAACTTTAACCAACAAGACCATTGCTTACGGCAGCAACACCCTTACTGATGTAGTAGGGGTCACAGCAACCCAAACGCTGACCAACAAGACGCTGACCGCCCCAACCCTGACAACTCCCGTACTTGGCACCCCCTCCAGCGGCACATTGTCTTCTTGCACAGTTGACGGCACAAACAAGGTCGGCTATCAAAATATTCCGTTGTCAGGAATAAAAACGGCAAGTTACACACTTGTTGCTGGCGATGTTGGTAAGTTTGTTGAACTAGGTACATCAGGCACAATTGTTGTTCCCGCCTCCGTGTTTGCGGCTGGGGATGCAATCAGTATTTTCAACAACACATCAGCATCCATCTCTTGCACTTGCTCTGCTGTGACAACAGTTTATAAGGGCGGCACAGATGCGGATATTTCTTCATTTAGCGTTACCACAAGGGGCGTAGCTACTATTTTGTTTATCACTGCCACAGTTGCAGTAGTTACTGGGGTAACGGCAACATCAGTACCCGGTGCGCCTACTATTGGTACAGCTACAGCTACAGGCTCAACAACAGCAACAGTCGCATACACAGCCCCTGCAAGCAACGGCGGGTCTGTAATTACTTCTTACACGGCCACCTCAAGTCCTAGCGGCATTACGGGCACATTAAGTCAAGCAGGTTCTGGAACAATTACAGTTTCTGGGTTGACTGCTGCAACTTCATACACTTTCACTGTTACAGCCACCAATGCTATTGGTACTGGCCCTGCTAGTGCGGCAAGTAACTCAATAACCACTTCAGCCGTGCCAAGCCAACAAGCATATACCTCTGCGGGTAGTTACACATGGGTTGCGCCTGCTGGCGTGACTAAAGTATCTGTTGTGGCTGTTGGTACTGGCGGCAATCAAAAGACGGGTACAACTAGTGCAAATGGCGGGGGTGGGGCTGGCGCTGGTTTGGGGTACAAAAATAACTATGCAGTCACCTCAGGTTGTTCATATACTGTTGTTGTTGGCGCACTCGCTACCTCCACCACCAATGGAAATGATAGTTATTTTGTTTCTACTGGAGTAGTCAAGGGTGGAGGCGGCGCAGGCCAACCAAATCCGACAACAAGGGCTGTTGGTGGAACATACACTGGAGACGGCGGTGGAAATGGCGGGTGTGGTGGAACGGGAAATCAATGCACCGGCCCGATATGGGGAGCCGGTGGCGGCGCAGGTGGGTACTCGGGCGCTGGAGGTATTGGAGGCAATGCGGGGGGCAATGCTGGAACAGCAGGCGCAGGTGGCGGTGGCGGTGGCGGGTACGGGCAAAACGGTAATGTACTCGGCGCGGCAGTAGGTGGTGGGGGCGTGGGTATTCTTGGGGAAGGAACTAGCGGCGCTGCGAGTACTTGCGCTTCAAAAAATGGAAAAGGTGGTTCCTGCGGAACTAACGGTACTGCGAGTGGTGGTGGGACTTATGGCGGCGGTACTGGCAGTAATACCTCGTCTCCCGGCGCAGTTCGTATCATTTGGCCCGGTTGTGCTAGGTTTTTTCCATCAACAAGAACGGCTGACGAATGACGAACCTTTACCTTAAAATTGAAAACGGTCAAACCAAGAATCACCCTGCTTATGAGGACAACCTCATTCAAGCATTTGGTGTAGTTCCTGCACAGTGGGAGCCATTTACTCGCGTTGAACGGCCCATACCCGGTGTTTATCAGGTGCTGGAAAACCAAGAAGCTGTCTACGCCAAGGTAGACGGTGTGTGGACAGATGTTTGGTCAGTGCGTGACATGACTGCTGAAGAGAAAGCAGCCAAACAGCAAGCCGTTCGTGATGCGTTTAATTCCCGTGACCAAGCATCTAACTGGTCAGCATGGGCGTTAGACGAAGCCACTTGCACAATGCAGCCGCCAATCCCCCGCCCTGCATTCGTAGAAGGTAAACTTGTCTTCTGGTGTGGTGCGGACAACAACTGGAAAGACAGTCCAGTGCGCCCAGAAGGCAATTACAAGTTT